CGCACCTGCGCCGCCGTGAGGATGGGGATGTTCAGGTTGAGCGCCAGTTGCTTTAAGCCCTTGGAGACGATGCCCAGCCGCTCATACTCGGCGTTGGCCTTCTCCGCCGTCTTCAAAAGCTGTATGTAGTCCAGCACCAGCATGTCCATCTCCCCGCGCTGCACCGCGTGCCTGGCGATGTTGGAAAGCCGTTCCAGCGTCAGGCCGTAGCTCTGGTAGATGTGCAGGCGCTCTTTCATGCCCTGCGCCTCCAGGCGCTCCAGCCCTGCCATCATCGCGGCCCAATCCTCGTCCAGCAGGAACTTCTTGCCCCTGCGCTGCTTGGAGATGCTCACCATGGACGCGCTGGAAAGTTCCCGCTGGCCGATCTGCAATGCGCTCATCTCCAGGGAGAAGTAGCCCACATGGAACCCCGCCCGCACCGCCGACATGGAAGATGCCAGCAGGAACGCGCTCTTGCCCTTGCCGGGTCTCGCGCCCACGATGGTCAGTTCGGGCTTTACCAGCCCCCCACACAGCGCCTCGTCCAGCTCGGTGAATCCCGTAGGGATGGCCTTCGCGTCCCGTTCTGCGGCCTCGTAGGCTTGCATAGCGGCCTCCACGCCGTCGATCCATCCCGCGTCCCTCTGCTGGGAGCGGTTGGTGATGTCGCCACATGCGCCCTCAATCAGTTCGATGATCCTGTCGGCGCTTGTGCTTTGCGCGTTCACCTTGCGGTTGATGCTCTCGGCGATGGCCTGCAGCCTGCGAAGGTTAGCCTTTTCCAGCACCGTTGCAATGTAGTCCTCAACATTCATCGCGGTTGGCACGCTCTTGGCAATCTCCACCAACCGGGCAGGTCCGCCAACAGCATCCAGCTTTCCGACCCGCGTCAGCTCTGCATCCAGGGTGGTGAAGTCCACCCGCTTGTTGCCCAGCGCGAGTGTGAGCATCGCGGAGAAGATTTCCCGGTGCGCCTGGTCTGCGAAGTCATCCGGTCTGAGCCGTTCCACCGCTACCGTCACCGCGTTGCCCGAGCGAAGCATGGCACCCAGTACGCTCTGCTCGGATTCGTAGTGTGCTATCATTCGTTACCATCCCCCGCACGGCGTGAACCCCTCCGGGACGGAACAGTCATCCCCGCGCCGCAGGATTTCCTCCAGCGGAAGGTCGTGCTCCTCTGCTACCTCCACAGGCTGTGTCTGTCTGTCACGGGACACCCAGCCTCGAACGGCAGCTTTCCAGTCCTTCATGGGTGACTTCCCCACCACCCAGCCCTTGGATGCGTAGTAGGCTTCGAACGCCTCGGCGTTGAAGTGGGTGTATCCCTTCTCGCTTGCGTAGCTATTAATCTCTTCAAGAGTGGGCGGGGTGAAGCGCTTGCGCGTACTATTATTACTCTTATTCTTATCTTCTCTATTCTTATCTGTCTCGCTAACATTAGACTTACTGTTAGTATTACCGTTAGCTTTACTGTCAGACAAGAGTTTCTGGCGTTCGCGGTACTCCCTCATGTATTCCCGCATGTATTCGTTTCTTGCCTCGATCCTGTCGAAATTCTGGTGCTTGCCCCAATTCGGAATCGTGATGGTGTCGTTGATGATCTCAATCATCCCGAACTCCTCAAAGGTTTTCAGCGCCAGCCGCACGGTGTTCAAGGGCCTGCGGAAGATGGTCGCCAGCATCTCGTCCGTGTAGGCGATGCGTCCGTTCAGCAGGAACACCCCGCTGTTGTTCTGCTTGCCAGCCAGGCAAAGCATCTTGAACCAGATGACGATAATCGCGTCAGCCTCGGGCATGGACTCAATCAACAAAATCTTGTCATCGTCGAAGATGTCTGTGACGATCTTAATCCACTTCACCTCAGCCACGGTTATCCCACCTCACATTGGCGTACTTCATCATGTCCATGTTGTGCTTCACGCGGAGCCATTCCATCGTTCCTTCCAGAGCATCCGCAAGTCCACGCAGAGACGAGATTCTGTAGGTGTTCCCGGAGATTCTCATGTCGCTGTCGATATTTCCTGTGCCTGCTCCACCGAGCGATGAAATGTGCCAGTGATACTTTGCATGTAGTTCCTTCGGCATCAACAGGAGGTTGTCAATGTTGTTATTCGTCCTGTCGAAGTCAATGTGATGAACTACCATATCATCTCCAAACTCTATGCCGTAGTGGTCTTTATAGAGTTGGCGGTAGTCTACATGTTTACGCTTGCGTCCCAAAGGTCTCCACCCCCTCCCCATACCTTACACTGTCCAGAATCCTCCGCAGCGGTCCCAGCGCGTTGATGCTTGCCAGCTCGTTCTGGTGGGCATCCACGTACAGTTCCACGTCCGTGAGCTTGCTCTTGGCGTTCATCAGATCCCACAGCACTTCCGTGCTCACGCATTTGTACTCCGCCATGTTGACCTCCATCATCGGGTGAACCACTTCCCGGTGCTGTCGAAGCAGGGGTTGGTGATCCTCCACCGCAGCGATGCCTCCATATCCGCCCGCTCCGCTGCCCGGACCGTGCCAACGGCACCCAGGGCAATCAGCAGCGCCAGCAGGAGAATGGCCTTTATAAGCTGTTTCATGACGCCTTTCCTTTCTTCTTCAAGCCGTATATCTTGCAGATGGTCTTGTCGGCGATGATTCCGCTGTTCAGATGGTACTTCTTAAGGAACTCCGCCTTGCCGATGGTGTGGATCTCGGTGTGGTGCTCCCGGCAGAGGGACAGCACCTCCAGCCCTTCGTGGATGATCTCCGTCCTGTCCCTGCCCATGCCCACGGCATCGATGTGATGGAGGTCGGCCTTCTTCCCGCAGATAGGGCACTTCTTGTTGATGAGGCAGGCGTAGACGTAATCGTCTATATCGTCCACATACTCCAGCATGGGCCTTCTCGTCGGCACGTCGTTGCGGACGATGAATCTCGCTAGCCAGCTCTGAAACGCCGCCACAACGCTCATGGGCGCGTCTGAGAGGGAGAACAGCCGGTCAGACATCTGCAGCAGCTCCCCGCACCAGAAATCCAGCTTCAGCGCTTCCTTCACACTCTCGGAGGTATCGCCGCACCAGGTGGCAATCTCCCGGATCATGGCGTAGCAGTTGCGCCGCTGCTTCTCACTGAGGGGCCGGGAGTCGATGAGCACCACGTCCACCTCTTTGTACTCCCTGCGGCACAGCGCCGGGAAGTCGGTGTACGGGGCGCGGATGATAATTTCCCCGCGCCGCTCGTCGTAGTCCACGATTTTCCCGCGCACCTTGTCGATGATGTCAGCCATTCTTTGCCTCCATCAAGGCCATGTAGCACTTATAGCAATACACTCCATTCAAGTCCCGCTTGGAGGTATCAATGATTTCAGATACTTTCAGCACGTTCCCGTCGTTGAACTTGATGGGCTTTATCTGATTGCCGCACCTGTCGCACGGGAATGCCGCTTTTACGGCCTTGGCGGTCTCCTGGGCGGATTCTGCGGCTTTGGCGTTCAACTGTTCCAGCTTCTTCTTCCCGGCCTCCTGGGCGGCTTCTACGCTCCCCTGCGGCACGATCCCGTTGGCATCCGGCTCTGTCGGGTCACTGCCAGGTAAATCCTCCCCGGCGTAGATATATAAGCCAAGACCAAACATGGCAAGATTCTTTACCAAGCAGCGCATGATGGCTTTGTTCACATCAAACATGGTCGCAGCGTCTACGTGCTTAGTGATAAATTCCTCCTGGAGATTACCGTACTTGTCGTAGTACCCCAAACGCTGTTCATCCCACTTGGCCCACTTGAAACTCGGATTCTTTACTTGGTAGTCGTAGGGTTCCGATTTCATGGCGTTGTTCGCACCGTCCATCACAGGCAACCACATGCTGTGCGTTTCTTCTCCGATGGTCACGGTGGTGTAGACCATGTAACCAGTCTTATCATCGTAGGCATAGGGTCTGCCCTGCGCATCCTTCCAGATGTCGTAGTGCGCACCGGGATAGCGCTGCTTTACCTCCGCCCAAGCCCAAGGCCATGAAAGGTAGGTCAGTTCAGTGCTGCCCGTTTTCTTCTTCTCCGTGTGGCCGTTCACGTTCACACTGTTCAGCGTTTCAAAGATGCTCATCGTGTCCATCCTCCGTTCCGGGACTTACATCACGTCCCTGTAGTAGTCCCTGGTCAGCTCCGCCACCATCTCGGTGTACTCGCCTGCCGATTCAACCTCCAGCGCCGAGTAATCGCTCATGAGCGTGTCGTACATCTCATTGCAGGCGTCGAACTCGTCGGAAAGCTCCGTGAAGCCTTTCAGGTATTCCATGGCCTCGGCGATGTGCCACATGGCGTTTTCCACCGCATCCAGCCGCTCCGCCGCACTGTTGCCCCTGGACAACGTGCCCTGTTCGGGTTTGGTCATTGACTTTTGCCTCCGCTCTGTGCTATAATGTCGATGAAGGTTTTCCTGAACCCTTCAAACCTCCGCCGTCCGGCCTGCCCGCCGGGCGGCATTTCTCTGTGCCGCGCTGTAAAGGATTTCCCGGGCTACCCGGTTCTGCTCCTCTACGATGCGCTTTTCCTCATCCGACCCACTCGCTGCCATGCAATCGTCGTGAATGTTCACCGTGACGCCGCTGGGCAGCTTGTAGGTCTTAATAATCATCTTCCAGTCCCTCCGTCTCCGCTGCAGTCATCGCGGCCTTGTCGGCCTCCATCCTGCGCTTCAATTCCTCCATCAGGGCTTCCACCCACTCCTGCATGTCGCCGTCCGGGATGTACCCCAGGCGCTCCAGCTTGTTCAGCATGTGCCGCCTGTCCTCCGCCCTGCGCTGCATCGCGCAGTAGGTCTCGTTGGTCACCTTCTCACCTCCTCATTCCCACGGAAATTTGCCGGTCGTTTCCTTGAAATCCAGCAGCAGCATGAGTACGCATATTCCGCACACGCCGCATAAGAACATTCCAAACAGAATCAAAATTCCCATACTTCAAACCTCTTTCGTAACGCGGCCTGCCCGCCGCTTAGTCTTCCTTTGTCTTTCCAAATAGTTCGTCAATGGTGCAGCCGAGGGCTGCGGCGATCCTTTCCCATGTTTCTCGCTTTGCGTTTCGGTTGCCATTTTCCAAATCATGGAGGAAAGGCTGGGAAATATCCGACATCGCTGCTAAATCCTTCTGCATGATGCACTTCTGCCGACGAATTTCCTTTATCTTGTTCAAAGTCTCACCTCCCTTCGTCGTGGCTATATTATAGCTAATTATAGCCTTATTGTCAATAATTTTAGCTATTTTATTTCTATTGCAATTATTACATATTAGCTATATAATAGCTATATGCAGGAAATAAATGAGGTGGAGCCATGAACGCTATTCGAGAATTGCGAGAACGTGCCGGCATTCAGCAAAAAGAACTCGCATTAGCGATTGGGGTATCTCAACCCACTGTAAGCGAATGGGAACATGGTAAGAAAGACCCGACAGGGGACAGGTTAGAAAAGGTTGCCTTTTATTTCGGTGTTTCAAAGCGTGTAGTGCGCGGGCTTGACCCTATTCCAGGAAGTAGCAATCCACAGCCTATTACAGAAGAAGACCGTGAACTATGGGAATTACGGGAACAGGTTCGCCGTGATCCCGACAGGAACTATTTGTTCTCATTGGCGAAGGGTGCCGACATTGAGGATGTGCGACAGGCTATCGCTATAATAGATGCGCTGAAAAAGACGAGGAGGGATTGAAACGCAAGCACCCGAAGGCTGCTCTGTCCGGCTCATTGACTTGCCGCACAGCGTGGGGGCCGTGGTATCTGTAGACGAGGAAGGCTATGCCAGCATCTATTTGAACGCACGGCTGTCCGAGGACAAAAGAAAAAGGTGTCTGCAGCACGAGCTACGACACCTTGAAAACGACGATTTCTATTCCGACACCACCATACAAGCCGCAGAACGGGCCGCAGATGGGGCGCATTCCCTCACGCGGGCAAATACTCCACCCCTGCTTAAAGCCCGTGATTTGCCCCGCCCGGGCCGCAGACACGACAAAGCAGAGTTAAAGATTCAACAGGAGCGAATGAACGACTGGAAACATGACTGGCTTTTACAAATGGACGAGCATGATTATTGGTAGGAGTTGTGTGTATCATGAAGAAGGTTCTTGCAGTTCTCGCAGTGATTATAGCCCTGCACTTTGTCTCTATGCAGAACGATGCGCCATCACGCAGTATTCCGAACAGAACCACAGATAAAACCACAATCATTCCAAAAGCCTCGGCTACAACCAAGGTTTCAAAGAAGACAATGGGAATCAGTACCGCCGAATTGCTTGCGAGGTTTGAAGGGTACTTTGAGCCATTCGTTAGGCTGTCCGGGTATCCGTATTATCCATTGGAATTAAAGGACAACGAGAAAGACCAGTCCAACGTCTTAAAAATCCTGAGTGATTACTGTTCGCTTTTCATACTGCAGCAAGATGGGCAAGCGGCCAGTTTCAGAGTGGTAAGCAGTGATAATGAAAACCGCTCCAATGCAGAAATGGAAGACATTGTTATCTGCTTTTCTGCAGCACTCATGGTTACAGATCTGGACTTGCCAGGGGATGACATGTTGACACGCCTTGACGAAATCATGGCCGACAAGCAAGAGCACACGTACAACGGGTTCACCTACAGGTACATCACAACACAGCCATTCAGCAACGTCGTGGCACTGGAAGTCACCCCTGCTTAACCGGGCGCACACTGCGCCCATCTTTATACCCTTGGAGGAACAATATGAGCCTGTATGCCATATACCTGCGCAAGTCCCGCGCAGACTTTGAAGCCGAGGCAAGAGGCGAGGGTGAGACACTGGAGCGTCACAGGACGGCCCTGCGTGCCCTTGCAGCCCGGCGCGGGTTCACAGTGATAAAAGAGTACGCCGAGATTGTGACCGGCGACAGCATCGCCGCAAGGCCGCAGATGCAGGCGCTTCTGGAGGACGTGCGGCGCGGCATGTATGCCGGTGTGATTGTCAATGACGTGGACCGCCTCGGGCGCGGCGACAGCATCGACCAAGAGATTATCAAGCTGACCTTCGTGACCGGGCATTGCCTCATCATCACACCCACCCGGGACATTGACCCGGCCCAACCCACTGACGAGGATATGCTGGACTTTTCCATGTTCTTTGCCCGGTTTGAGTACAGGAAGATTTCACAACGACTATCCGTAGGCAGAATGCGCTCCGTACAGGCCGGAAACTATATCGCGGCCCGCACCCCATATGGCTACAACAAGGTCACGGCAGGAAAGCACATAACGCTTGTGCCAGACCCAGAAACCTCCGAAATCGTCCGCATGATATTCAATGATTATGCCTCGGGCGAGATTGGTTATAGCGGGATCGCCAGTAAGTTAAACGGCATGGGGCTGCATACAACTCTTGGAAACACATGGACAAGGGCTTCGGTAAAGGCCATCCTCACCAACCCGATTTACACGGGCCGTCTCCTCTGGGGCAGGACTGCAACCGTGTCCACCATTGAAGACGGCAAGCGCAAAAAGAAGCAAGTGGAATCCCAGCCCACCGTAGTTGAGAACGCATACCCCGCTATCATTTCGGATGAAGTTTTCAACCGGGTGCAGAACATGTTTGAACAGTCGCGCCATGCGTCCTCCACAAAGGCTTCTCTTGCTCTTGCCAATCCCCTTGCTGGCCTTGTTGTCTGTTCCCAATGCGGCCACGTAATGCAGAGAAGAGGCGGACACAGAAGCGCGACACAGGATCATGTATTGACATGTATGACGCATGGCTGCAAGACGCGCGGAACATACACCAGCATCGTGATGGAAGCCGTACTCGATACGCTCAACGACTGGTGCGCAAGGTACAACCCGGCGACCGTCACCCTGCCCGAGAAGCCGAACATGGACAACATCATCGCCAAGCAATCTGCACAGATTGAAAGCCGCTTGGCGAAGGCAAGGGAGCTGGTTGAGACGGGCATATACACGCCCTCCGAATACCTCGCCCAAAAGAACATGTTGGAAGAACAGCTTGCCGCACTTCATTCCAAGTCCAGTCCCATGACCATGACAAAGGAGGAAGCAATCGCGCAAGCCGTCCCCAACATCATCCGCGTACTGGATGCCCTTCCTCACGCTGAGACCATGGAACAAAAAAACGCCCTTCTCAGGACGGTTATTGACCACATAGAGTATACCAAGCTAAAACCCGCCTACCGAGGAACCTCCCCACAATCCCTCCTTACCCTGGATATATTCCCGCGTATTGGTTACAACGTGTAGATTAGCACTGGTTGTAATGCACACGATGTAACTAAAAAGCCCTCCCGAAGGAGGGCTTTGTTCATGTTCTGAGCTTGCGCATCACACCGTCGTAAAGCCGGGGCTGTATCACCTGCAGTGTGGACATCAACTCGTCCATGATGGGCCAGATGTCCGCCGCCTTCCTGCCGTCAATCACCCGGGAGAATTCCGTGTCGCTGTAGTAGTCTATCGTGGTTTCGACAGGCTCCGTGGGCGCTGCGGCGAAGGAATATGAAGGTGCATACTCTGCACGTTCCAGTTGTTCGGGCTTTCCGAACAGCTCATTCCTGATGGTGTAGAAAGCCGCCAGCTTTACACAGGTGTTCGCGTTGGGGTTTCTCTCCCCTTGACATTCGGCAATAGCCTCTTGCAGGTCCTTTTCCGTAATCAAGGGGAGTCACCTCACATCTGCTCGATCTTCTCAACCAGCCGCTGGATGTCCCGGCGGATGGTCTCGTTTGGAGCGTCGTTCATCAGGACGCGCAGCTCTTCCACCATGCCGTCATCGCGGGAATACCGGCCCATGCTGTCGCGCCGGGCATTCATCCTGCCACGGGCATAGGAACCGCCGTTCATGGTGCGGGAGTAGCCCCGGTAGGAACCACCCATGCCGTCAGGGTAGGCGCGGTTGCTGTAGTCGCCCTCGTCCTCCATCATGGCGATGGTGGCCTTGATGGACTTCAAAGTATGGGTCAGCTTGTCAATGACATCGTAGTCACCGCCGGACAGTTTGCCACCGGCAGCACGGATCTTCTCATTGACATCCCCGATTTCCCGGGAAATGGTATCGCACAGGTCGTGCAAATCGTTCATGTAGTCCATTTCTATCCTCCTTCCCGTCAGGCTATGCGGGTCACGGTCAGATTAGCGTTTTTAACAAGAATCGCGGGAGACGGGTCTGCCGCCGTCAGGCCAGCAGAGGTATTCTCCACGGCAACCGTATAGCAGCATCCACGGGGCACAGTGATAATGGCCGTGCTGGTGACGTTGCCGAAGTTATTATCCGTAGGAGGTTCGTCCGCAACCGCTGCCGGAGTAAAGATTGCCTTGCTCGTCTGAATCGGTTCGCCATCGATGGCGAGAGAAACAGAGATCGGGCCAACCGTCCCGTCAGACGGAACCGCAATGTTCATGTTTGCCGTGACCTGGTACCGGGCAAAGCACCCGGTACCATTGACACAACCACGCAGAGTAAGGATGCCGGAGCCATTGCGGTGAATCACGTAGCCCCGATTGCAAGGAATACTGTCCTGTAGCAGCACGTTCTGGTTCGGCAAAACTTCCTGCACAGGATTGGAAACATACTCGGACATGGTGTGCCTCCTTTACGCGATTGCGCCGCCGCAGCCGCAGCCCACAGTCTGACCGCCGCAGGTGAAGATCGGAGTGCGACCATACACGGGCGTGGTGGGCACGGGGCAGGAGTTCAGACGGTTGTACAGAGCGTCAACCTCATTGGAGAAACCCTGCTGGATGAAGGCATTCTGAGCGGTCTGAGATTCACGCAGCGCCGCCATGTTGAGCTGGTTCTGGAGGCCAACGTTCTCACGCTGGGCCTGCGCAAGCTGGTTCTTCACGCCGTCCAGTTCCAGGGCGCACAGCTTGTCGAGGATAGCCTGAGTGTTCGCGGTCTGGGCGGTGATGACATCGCGGATGCCATCGGACACGGCAGCGCGGTCAGCACACGCCTCGGTAGCCACGGTATACTTCAGGTCGGCAGTAGCAGCGCGGTTGTCGCAGCAGCACTGGGCAAGCTGGGACTGAATCGCATTCATGCCCTGCGTGGAGGCGGTCTGTGCGGCGAAGGAACGCTCCAGGTCGGAAATCTGGTTGGTGTACATCTGCTGCGCCAGCGCATTCTGGGCACCGTTCACAGTGGCGTTCACGCCAGCGAAGCCAGCACACAAGCTGTTCTGCACATCGCCGAAGCCGGTAGTCACGGCGTTCTGGATGCCGTTGATGGTGGTGTTGAGCATCTGGTCACGGAAGCCGTCGTTGATCTGGTTGCTCTGGTTCATCCAGGGATACAGCACAGCGCCGTCAGCCGCGATGTTGTTGCCGAAACCGCCGCCGAAGCCATTGCCCCAGCCGCCCAGCAGGATGAAGAGAAGGATAATCCAGAAACCGTTGTCTCCGAAGCCAAAGCCGCCGTTGCCACCGTTACCGTACATGGGAGCCACAGGCATAACCATTCCGGTGTTGTTCTCGTCAGTCAAAGCCATAGGATGTAAAGTCCTTTCATTTATTCATCAACCGTCTGCGCGCTTGACGGGTGAAGTCGGATGTGGTATAATAAACATGCTGATAGACAGAGTGCTTTCGTTGCTTCTGTTGTTTTGCAGACACCGGGTGCCAGCCCGGTGCTTTTATTTACCCAGCATCCGCTGGAACTGGTTCGCAATCTGCACGGCGTTGTTATACTGGCTCTGTGAAACCTTGCCAGAATTGAGAAGCTGCTGCACCTGTTGCCGGGGATCGCCCTTGAACATTTGCTGGAACTGCTGGAACCGCTGCATGACGTTGTTCATGAGATTGCCTTGGTTCATCTGCTGGTACAGGGGATTACTCATTGTCCACAGCCTCCTTCTTTCGCTTGGCAGTCATGCTGTCCAGTTCCGCCCTGAGTGTGCCCAGTTGCCCCGCAAGGGCTTCTAAATCAGCCTTTGTGGCGTAGGTGGAGGCATTCTCCATCTGCGCGGGAGAAGCCGCTACAGGGGCGTTTACGGGCGTCTGGTTGCGTATGGTGTAGTCCAGAATCTTCATGCTGGGCATGCCTGCCGCATCGGTAGTCTTCAGGAAAATGGTGTTGGATTCGCTGTCCCACAGCGGCAGGGTGGTGTTGGGAGCCATCAGGTAGGAACGCGCTGCCGCCTCGCCCTGCACCCAAATTACCCCTGTGTTCTGCTGCTGGGGCTGCTGGTACTGGGGTTGATACTGGGGCTGGTAATACATGGGCTGATAAGATGCCGGGAATCCGTTGTTGTAGGCCATGGTCAATTCTCCTTTCTGTACCAGACAAATTGAGGGATCTCACGGCTGCTGTCCCAAGCGTCGTACAGCCGTCCATCCCGGACCGTCGCCACATGCCCGCCGAAGCCCAGCACATACACCCCTCGCGGGTGCTCCCTTGCAAAGTCATCGGCTGTGTAGCACTCTGGGCAGGAGTTGGGTATGGATGCCCTGTAGAAGCCGTTCTGGCGCAGTACAGCGCCCCACACGCCGTCCGAGTTAGGCATATCGGCCATGTTATAGCCCGCGTCCGCAAGCAGGTTGTAGGCCGTCTCCCAGTCCGTATTCAGGGCCACGGATACCGCCCTCACGGCACAGTCCCCCACCCGTCTTCCCGCTGGATTATTGTTAAACTCCCTATACGTACTCATGCCGGTCATCCAAGACGGCACGCATATACAGCACATAGCTGCGCAGGCCGTCCGGGTCGTTGTTGTAATATGTGCAAATGCGCTCAACTTCATCGGCGGGCAGGCCGATTTCCCGCATTGTTTCAATCATCTGTTCCATGCCGTAATTGTCCCATTTTTCGCCCACAATCAACAGGGCAGGAGCAGGGATGTTTGGTGGCGTTTTCGGCGCGTTTTCGGGCACAAAAAAAGAGGCGGCACGAAGCCGCCAAAACAAAAAAAGGCCCGCGCAGGCCGAAGCCCACGCGGGTTAATCAGAGGTGCTTAAATACTGTCCATTCGTGCCTGCGCACGATGCGCTTCACTGTGCTGTCATCCAGGCCGACTTCCTCAGCCAGCCGTTCGTAGGTGACATGGTCGCAGTATCGCCGTTTCAATATATGTCTATGCTTTTCGTTGTGGATGTATTCGTCTATGACAGCGGCAATCTGCGAGTTGGTATACTCCTTCATGATGCCTCCCAACAGAAAACCCCGGCATGTGCCGGGGCTATCTGCGCCTGCGTCTAAGGGTTCCCCTGGAGCGCCCGTTCTTCTTGAGTCGAGACCGGGAGCGTCTTATAACTATCTTCGCCATTATAAATGTCTCCATCCTTGCCGACATAGTTCGCAATGCCGTTGGAGCCATCCACGGTGACGGACTCGTTGCTGACGTATTCGTACTGGTTCAGGTACCAGATGAATCCGGCGATAATGCAGCCCATAACAACAAGTTGGATAATGTGGAATATCCAGTGAATTCTCTCTCTGTGGGTATTCCTCGCAGCCATGTCATCATAGACATAAATCGGGATGGTCTCGGGCTTGGGCGTTGCGTTCTTCGCTTTCTCCACGGTGCTGCCCCCTTTCAGATATGGGCCTATTATACCATCATTCTTCCCCGGTTTCAAGAGGAATATCGGGCGGTTCCTTCTCAGCCACGATCACGTCCGCAGACGCACCGGCAGCGTCCGCAAGGCCCTCGCCCACGATGTAGGCAATCACACCGGCTCCCGCCATGATGACAGCCGCCACCTGCACTGCCGCGTTCTCGGAGGAGCCAAAGGCAATCATGAGCTGAGTCACAAAGTTCACGACAGCCGCCCAGAACTTCCGGGATGTGAGTTTCTGTTTCCAATCCATGGTGTTCTCCTTTCATGCGCCCTTGATGAAGTACCCAGCCGCCACGCCCACCACGGCGATGACGATGTACTTCACGACTTCAAACGTGATCTTCTTCCAGTTGTCCCCGGGTTCCCGCTCGATGGCGTCCAAGCGCCTGTCCACGCCCTGCACACTCAGCTTGATCTCCCCCACCGACGCGGACAGGTTGCTCACGGCGTTGCTCAGTCGCTCCAGGATCACCTGCGTCTCGGACAGCTTCTTCAGGCTCTCGTCATGCTCGTCCAGTCTTCGACGGAAGGAGGCGTGTTCCGTCTCGTTGGACGCGAGTTTGGCCTTGACCTCCGCGTACTGCTCTTCATTCAAGATCATCTCACCAGCCTTCCGTATTTGCCGCTCACCCAGCCCAACTTGTCCTTGTAGACCACCGCCAGCCAGCCGTCCGGGGAGGTCTGGCCCGCGTATTTGAGCTTTGCGCCCTCATGCACCACGCCGCGCTTGTCGCCGTCCGTAGACGGGTCGCTGCGCACGTAGCAGTTGCCGCCGCGAATCTCCACATACTCCGGGCTTTCCACGGGCTTGTCCTGCTCCGCAAGCGCCTTTTTTAGGGCTGCGAGGGTTTCAGCGCCCACCCTGCCGTCCACGGGCAAGTCCTCCTGCGTCTGGAACCGGCGCACAGCCATCTCCGTACAGTCGCCAAAGTCGCCGTCCGCGCCCCATTTGCCGCAGTCATAGCCCAGCCTGATGAGGTCGGCCTGCAGCTCCTTCACGTCCGCGCCGTTCATGCCGTTCTTCAACACCCTGTCGCCCAACTTCAAGGACTTGTCCACAGGCTCGGCCTTGTCCGCGTACTTGCCGTAGGTGATGTTCACACAGGCGTGATGCCCTTCATACAGCAGCACGTCGCCGGGGAGCAGATAGTTGGGGCTGGAAATGTACTTGGAGGATGTCAGCGCCTTGAATCCAGCCGCCACGAAGCACTGGCGCATGTTGCCGCTGTAGATGTCCGGGGACAGGCATTCAAGGCTCTTGATGCCCTCGATGTACCCCGCCGCCTTGACGTTCGCCGTGGTGGACGCGGTGCAGTCCGTCTCGCACGGGGTCTTGATGGCGCTGGGGTCGTAGTTCGCATTGACCAGCTCGTCCCAATACGTCCTACGCTGGTTCTGGTCATAGCCGATGTTGTTGTTCAGCGCAGCCGCGATGGACAGCCGCGCAATCAGCAGACCCACGGCAGGGGCGGGCCAGCGCAGCACCACGCTCCAAGGGCGGTTGTACCATGCTTTCAGCGTGTACTCCCCGCCCTGATCGCCCGCCTCGCCGCCACGGTACTTGCCATGCTCATCGTGGCCGGTGTTGCTGATGTAGTGGGTAGTCTTGCTGTTGATGTACTTGGAGTAGTTGATGGACATTTGTGAATCACCTCGCTTTGTCAGAAGGAACCGCCACCGCCGCCGTGACCGTCATCGACGGTGGAACCGCCGCCAGATTCGCTGCCGCCTTGCCCGCCGCCGGGTATGACATTGATGACGAAATTATCTTCTAATGTATTGCCATCGGGACGTATCCATTGTACGGGAATTGTTTCTTCACCCACACCAGTTACAATCACATTCGCCATGGTCATAACCGTGTTAAACATTTCCTCATCGTTGTCGTTATCGGATGGAAGCACGTGTGTTAATGGTGTTCCATAGTTATTGGTTTTAAAATGGTACCCAGACGAAAAATACCACATCAATCCACCATACTGAAACTCTCTCACATCATAAGGAACTGGCTCACCATCCACAGAATACAATGATGATTCATAGTTTGTAGAAACAAGAATTGGCCCAGCCCACCATGTGGCAGCATCACCACATTTAAAAAAAGCTATGGCATTTCCGTTGTTTGTCTTGTAGAATGCCCTATCATTTGAATACCCCAAATAAGCCCCTGCTTCGGATACTATCCAGCTTGGGTCGGCAACCCACCCAATGCCACCTTCACTGTGCCTCGCCACTGTCACCGGAAAGACCAATTCACTTGTAGGAATTACGCCATCAGGATATGCTCCATCGCCTGTCCATACATTGCCATCGCCATCATACGCAGTTACAACCAGCCCATCGAAACCGATGTAAGCACCATCCCCATAGGGTCCAGTGTATGTAGGTGGTGTGATAATGCGGATTTCACTGGGCAGTTTTGTCTCTACTATATTGCCGTTTTCATCCACAGATATGCTATATTCGTTGCCGTCCGCTCCTTTTCCGCTGATAGAACCGCCACCCGCCACGTTGACGATCACCTTATCGTAACCATAATAGCCGTCCTTGGATGCCTTGTAGGTACCGTTCTTGGTGACGGTCTTGGTGGTCAACTGGACATCATCCTCCGGCACCCACAGGCAAGTGCCACCGCTGACGAGGTTGGTCTTCAGCTTGTCGGCGGTCAATTGCCTCCCGACGCCGCCCTCTTGAATCACGATGTTTTTGCTCATGTGTCGCTCCCCCTTACCGAAATCAGTCAATACCGATAATGGACATGTAGTTATAGCAGGCAACCGGGAACGTTAGTGTAATCGTGCTGTCTGAATTGTCGTCGATTTCGATGGCGGCATAGACCGAGTATACACCATCGTATCTCGTTCCCATGTTCGTTACACTATAGGTCGTGCCGTTGATATCCACTGTAGTGACGGACGACATCCCAGAATTAGAGCCTCCAAGGAAAATCAGCAGCTTATGGTGAGCTGCATTCATGGTGATGGTATTCGTCGCGCCATCCGATACGGCATTATCATAAATACTGCCGCCCGCCGGATACCCTACCCATCCACCGACCACAGACATATACGATCCGCTATCATTGTGATATGATATGAATACAGAGCCAAAATGCCTGATCGCGTTTTTAGTCCCGCTGGTATTATCGGATACGGCTTTGGTTACGCCGAATATCGTGCCGCCGCCTTTCCCCGGCGCAGATGCTGTGTAGGTCCCCGAAACGCCGTTTAGCGTGTAAGTTGACGACATGTTATCATGATAGCAGCAGGCGATGTAGCTATTATCGTATATACCTTCAAACGTCTGCGTTCCACCGCCAAACGTCGCCCCGTATAGCTCATACAATTTTTCCACGCCCCCGGATACCGCTACATTCGCCGTGGCGTATTGCGTCACGTCCACGGTGCCGTTTTCCGTGATGTTGATGGTCCCCGTTGGGGTGATGCCCCCGGAGGGGATGCTTTCAATGGCCACCGCCATCTGGTCGGGCGTGTATGTTGTCGCAACGCCCAACTTCTCCCGGATGGCATCCGCGATGTCCGTCATGTGGGTGTCTGTTATAAGCACCTTTGCCATTACGCAATCACCCCTATTGTTATCGTGTCATCGCCGCTGGAATCAGTCTCCTCCGTAACCTCATCCACGGAGATGATGTGCAGAACCTTCTTGCACAAATCCAGCGCCACCGCGCAGGGTTCCTCGTCCTCGTTATCCCCCTCGACGATGGTGCCCTCTGCCGCCGCGTTGAGGGGACGGAATATGTACCTGTGCTGGTCCATCGTCCAATCGATATACGGGTTCTGGATGCTGTAGTTGTAGCCCACCGGGAAGGTGTACTCATTCCTGCCGATCTGCACGTCATCCCACAGGTAGGTGATGATGAGATTCGCGCCCTCCGCGCTGTCCGCTGCCGTGAGCCGTATGGTCGCCCGCGCCTGTACGCCGAAGGAGAACGCGCAGGATTCCGCGAAGCCCGTGTACAGCGTGTTCTCGTCCGCGTACACCGTCAGCTTGTCCCCCGGCATGTAGCTGGCGTTGTTGATGACATCCAGCTCCACGCTGGTGCGCTTGAAGTAGTACTTGGACAGGTGGGTCATGATGCCCGAGACGTTGGAGGCATTCACTAGCGTCAGGTTGTCCACCGTGATGACGTTCTCCGGCGCGGCCTGCGGTGCTGCGGGATTCTGCAGCGTGAACTCCTGCTCCGACTGGATGTAGTAGGTGTTCTGCACCTCAACCCATTTGTCCGTAGTCTGTGGCGTGCCCTGCGTGTAGCTGTACGCCTTCACCTTGATGGCGGTCACCCAATCGTCGAAGGTGACGGTGGGCTTCCAGAAGGTCTTGTCGATGGGCACCAGCGTTTCCGTATCGTCCAGCTTTCGCACCCATACCCTGTCGGTGAAGTATGTGCGCACATACGCGCCGATGACGAAGCACAGCCATTGCAGCCGCTCCCTCGCCGTCTGCTCCGGGGCGTATCCGCTGATCTCCACCTCGTTGAAGTCCTCGTCCATGCCCCAAGTGTCGCTGCCCAGCGCCGTGAACAGGTCTTGGAAGATGTACACCACCGGCTCGGATTCGTACATGGCGGCTGGCATCGTCTGCCTGTCCAGCAGCGCAAGGGCGCTCTGGGCGCGTACTCGCACGGTGTTCGCGTCAATCCGCTCCGCATACGCAATCCAGTACCGCGCCCACAGGTTGTCCAGATCATCGTAGAGTTCGGCATAGTCTCCAATGGAGATGTCCACGCCGTCCTCCGTGAGTATATCGAGCTGGACGTCATTAATAGGCAGCTTTTGTCCCGTAAGTTCCGTCTCGGGCGCAAAGGACAGATTTTTCAGCCGGGTGTAGGTGGTTTCGTTGATCGTAACCTTCATACGCGCCACCTCACCATGCTATGCTGTCGCCATCGGTGAAACTCGCGGGCACCCAGCCGTTCTCGGTATACTCGTACACCGTGCCCACCGCCACAGAAGCCACCTCGGGAAGGGGCGCTCTGCCCCTTGTGAGCACATCGGACAGGCTCATGGTCTTGGTGGGGTGGTTCGCCGTGATGTCGAAGCGCACGCCCTTCCAGTGGGTTCCGCCACCCGGCATGCGCACATACACGTCCGAAACCTGCGAGACCCTGCCGGTGATGGTCAGGGTCTCCTGGTTGTAGGGGAACACGAACGTGTGCCCGTCCACGGGGGCCGTCAGGGCTTCGTAGATTTGGGTGTATTCGTTTTCCCTGTTGAAGGGCACCGCAAGCGTCAGGGTATAGCGCATGAAAGTGCCCAGCACGTCGTTGAAGTAACTCTTGTCCAGCAGCATGCCGCTGATGTCGCTGGCGGTCAGCTCCGCCACCCGTTCAATGGAGCATGGTACATCCCAGCTCAGGCCGTCGATGGTAAACATCAGTACACACCTCCACGAACCAGTTTCACACCCACGCGCTGCTGTTCCGCCTCTACCAGGGGCACCAGCGCACGTCCCAGCTCATAGTCGTTGAGCTGCAGCACCACCGTCATCTCCCGGGGAGCGCTGTTCCTGGGCACCACCACTTCATTTCCTACTCCTTGTACGAAACTCAGTCCATTCGCCACTGCGGAGGAAATCATGTTGGTCAGCGCCGTGGTGCCAATCAGCGCCTCCGGGCCAGCGTCCCCGGCCACCAGCGGAGAGCCGTTGCTCATTCCGAACACGGTGGAACCCCGGAAGATTCGGCCTGCGTACATGGCGCTTGCGTACTTCTTCGGCTTGTTGAACCAGTTGCTGACGTTCGTGGCGATGTTCACGAAGAAGTTGTTCTTGGATAGAGCGCTTTGGATGCGGGAGGCCAATGTATTGCCCGCCGAAGTTCCCGCGTCACTGATGGACTTGGACACGGTATTGGTAAACCTTCCGCTTCCCTTGTTCAGTTCATTGTTTACATTTTGAGCCATCAAGGCTCCGCCAGTGGTACCGGCAGGCCCGAATACACCGTTGACGATGTCTTCCCTCAAGCGCTGGGCGGCAGAATTGCTCACTATGAAACCGTCGCCGATCTCAATGTCATTTCCTCCATGGTTCAAAGATATCTCGATGTTCCTGGCTAACTGTTCAGGATCAACGTTTGCAATCACATCAACCGGGATCTCCACACCGCCGTAGTTCACCGTTTCAGGCATTTCTACATCGGTAACGACGCCCTTTAGACTCAACTGGTACTCTTCCTCAAAAAGCTGCTGTTGAATGTCTTCTTTGGGGTCCCATTCATCAACAAGCCATCCCCTAAGAAGAGAGCCAGCAGCTTTAATCAAAGGGCTGCTACTGCCCCTGGATGTGTCATCGAATTCTTTTACAAACCCGCGAATGAGGGTCTTCCCAAGTTCAAAAACCTTTTCATCCAACTGCGGCCATATGGTGTCCAAAAGCGTGGTTACAATTGGAGCCGCCGCTTTACCGATGCTTTCCAGAATCGGGCCGACCTTCTCGGCGAACCTATCCAGTTCCAAGGATACCTGGTTTATTCCGCCTTCAAGGCCGTAATCGAGAACTGCTTGCGTGATATTGCGTACGGACTCCGTGGCTTCCTGCGTGATTTCACGCATTGGCCCCTTTATATCGTTGTAGAGTGCGGTTTGAAGGGCATCGACTGCGGATTTGAATTGCGTTATGTCGCCAAAGAGATTACTGCCCAAACGGATGTCCCGCATGCGCTCGGCAGCTCCATCGGCATTGTTGATGGCTTCCGCGACATCGTTGAACTCTTTCTCGGAAGCGTTCATCAGCTCAAGCCAGCCAGTCATGCCTCGCATCGAGCCTATCTGCTTGGAAAAGTATATCTTTTCCTCGTCGCTCATCAAACCCAACCGGATTCGAGCCTGATCCAGCGCGTTTGCAAGAGATGATATGTCATCAGTTGCAGGATCGACACTCATGTCAAGCAAGTTGAACAACTCCGCATAGGAAGACGCGGTGGCACGGATATTCCTTGCTGCTTTCTCTTGCTGGGCAGCAGTCTTGGCGTTCTGATAACTGTTGAGATAACCGGCTACACTGTTGATGTCAGCCTTGAGGTTTTTCAATACCTCGTCTGCATCCTTGCCCTTTACAGTAAACTCCGCAACGGCGTCAAGCACATTGTTGCGGTCAATCTCATTCAGTCCGCTCCATGCCTTCCGCGCATCTTTCACGACATCGATCCATGGACGAACTTTGCCCTCTGAATCATAGAAGTCAACGCCGAGCTTGTCCACCAGAATGTCCAGTGCGCCAAGGTCTTTGGTTGTCTGACCGGCATTTGTCGCCAAGCGGGTGAAGATGTTTCTCAGCGTCGTGCCTGCCTGGCTGCTTTTCGTGCCCTGGTCGGCCATGATGCCCAGCGATATGGCGACATCCTCAATCTCGTAGCCCAGAGCACCCGCAAGCGGAGCAATGTACTTGAGCGATTGGCCCATCTTCCCGATGGTCGTGTTGGTGCTGGTCGCAGTAGCAGCAAGAACATCCGCATAGTGTTCCTGCTCTGCAGCGCCGTCGCCAAACGCACGGGCCACATCTGTCAGAATATCAGCCACAAGCGGCAGACTTTCGCCTGATGCCTCAGCTGCAACGACAATACCGCGCAGACCTGCCACAACTTCATCCGCGTCATAACCAGCGAGGCCCTCATAGTATTCTGCCATCGCCACTTCAGCAGTGGTGAAAGCGCTGATTTGTGCCTCGGCAATGGCTGCGTTCTCCAGCATCCTTTGGACGCCTTGGTCTGTAGTTTCTGTTACAGCAAACACGCCAGCCATGGATTCGTCGAACTTCTGGCCTGCTGAAAAAGTATCTTTGGCAAATTGGAGTGCGCCTTTTCCCAGCGCAGCATACGCAGAGCCATAGATTTTCAGTGCTTTTTCAGACAACCCGCCAGCGAACGAGCTAAAGCCTCCCAGCAGCTTTTCAGCCCCGGAAAGACCCGCCGTAAACCCAGACGTGTCCAGGCCCAACACTGCGCTCAGAGTAAATAGATCCATTAGTCCACCACCTTGATGCCGAAGCGCTCAAGCCGCTCCAAGGCTATTTCTTTGCCGCTGCGGTCATCCTTGGGTTCAGGGTGCAGCGTTTCGTAGTACCTGTGCTCCAATGGGATACCCAGGAACTTGCATATCGCATACAGGCAATCGGTCTCATAGACGCGATATACTTCCTCCTGCTTCCGAACCTCTATGGCGGCAATGATGCTGTCTGTCAGGTACGAAACGCCGAATTCCCTGAGAAAGTCAAGGCGTATGCGGTTTATTCCAAGGAAGAAGTCTTGAGCATCGGCGCGAGATAGAACGTAAAAAAACCGCGTACTTCCTCGCTTGCGAACATCTGGAAGATTGCGGTAAGGTATTCAACCATGCTGTGCTTGTTGAAATCCTTCGGGTCGGTAAACGTCGCCAGACAAATCAGGTTCTTCGTCGCCCCCGGGTTCTTCTCCATCGCAGCGGCGATGATCTCCCCCATGTTCTCGTTCGCCAGCTTGGTTGTGGCCTTCACCCGTTCGTCTGAGGTCATGGCGTCAAACCCTTCGGGGCGACGGGAACGGATTTCGGGAATACCGATTTCCTTGATCCACTCCGTAAAAGGAACGCGAATCTTCATGGCCTGCGCCATGAATTCATCGGGAGTGCAGTTTGCAAAATGCTTCATTATTCTTCCTCCAATCATGGTTGCAGCCGGGTGTTACCCCGGCTGCGGTTGTTGTTTACGGGTTAGGCAGCGCCCTTCTTGATGTACACCTCAAACGGCACGGTGTCCTGGGCGTCCAGGCTGTAGTGCGCGGTGAACTCAAATGCGAACTGGCCCTTTTCCTTGTCGGCAGTCTGGATCTGGAAGCCGCCGGTGGACAGCGCGTTCATCATATGCACCACGACGTGACCGGGATTACTGCCGGTGTTCACGTTGCCGTAGTCCACGGCCAGCCACAGGTCATCGAAGTCATTCTCATTGAGCACGCTGCGCGGAATGACCTTGGAAGCATCGGTGCCGTCGATGTCGGCAAGGCCAATCAGGCGCTTCGCCGCAGCGGTGTCGGCAGTGATGAAGGTGCCGGACAGGGTGACCTCCCAGTCATCCAGCTTCTTCAGCTCCATGGTGTTCTTGGGGCAGTTGTCGATATCCTCGCCGAAGTCGATAAACGACGGCGTGGCGGTGAAGTTGATGCCGCCCGTGGTGCTGCCGATGATGTTCGCGTTCGTAACCGTGCCCGTAGCAGGGTCGAATTCGGAAAGCAGCACACCGGCGTTCATCGCAAGGGTTTCAAAGGTATCCTCACGAATCTTGGTATATGCCATCTGGGACATAGGTTTTCATCTCCTTAGTCTGTATTGCAGAAAATGGTCATGGTCAGAAGTGCCCGTTTGGTTTCCCGGTTCGGGTCGTTCATGATTTGGGAGAACGCCGAGTTGGTCGGCTTATAGAGGTACAGTGCGCCATGGGTGAGCGGAATGCTCATCCCCCGCCCTATCGCACTGGATATCTCGTCCACCTTGGCAGCAATCGCCGTGACAGAGGTGTCCCTGTACCACACCGATGCATTCAAAAGGCCAGAGGACAGCGCCTCTGGCTCAATCAAATCGTAGGTGATATAGGGCATCTGCACATTGTCCGGGATGTTGTCGCTCAAGTAGGCAGGAATCCCGAAACTGCTGAAGAATCCGTAGAGAGCAAGCGCCGTGTTGGTCATGTCAGCTCCCACCTCTCGCAATTGGCCTTGGCGATGGACACGGTGGACGCCTCCGGGGCCGCGTCACTCAGCGTGGTGGACGTGACCCTGAACACAGCACCGTCATCCACGCGCATGAACACATCGTGGTACTCCAGGGGCACGCCCTTGGGCACCACTACCGTGAACATCTCCTTCACGCCCTGCTGCTCTGCCACGGTGATCTCCGGTGCGCTCTCCTTGCGCACAAAGGCATTGAAGGTCGCGCCCTCCACCCACGTAGGAATGAAGCCGCCCGCGCCGTCGCTGACAGTGGTCTTATCCATCATGACGCACGATTCCATCATGCTCTCAAGCAGATTCACGCGAGTTTCCTCCATTCCTTAAGCTGATCCTTGTAGACGTTCTGCCAGGTGGCGATGTAGTCGCCTGTGACCTTGCCGCTGGTCATCTTCGTGTACCGATAGACGCCGATAACATCCTCCGACTGGTAGGGATTGCGCATGGTGTCGCCATACTTATCCATCCAGTCCGAAATCTCGGACACAATTTTCAGGAACTCCTTGGGCGGGCGCATCTTCCAGATCACGCCGGTAAAAGTCTCGTCGGTCAGGTCGGTAGCGGGATAGAGGTACACCCCGTCGTTCATCTCCGAACCGAGAATCCTGAAATACTGTCCATCCAAAAGAAAAGGCAGCTCGATGCTGCCGTTCTCTATGGTGTAGGTGTCTGGGTAAATCATCCTCAGACCCGTGGTTTTGTCTACCTCAAAGTAGTTGTGGATGTGTGCGCATACCTGCTCAATCATCCTTCTTCACCCTCTTTCGGGTGGGCTTCTTTTCCTCTGCCTGCTCGGCGATCAGCGGTTTGCCGAGTCGGTTCCCGCGTCCCGAAAGTTCGGAAAGCCGCTTTTCATCCACGACCATACCGCTGCGGGGGTAAATATCCCCCGCATGGTACAGCCTCCCGCCGTCATGCATGTCAGAGAAGTCATGCAAGACCCGGAACATCATCAAGCCGCCGGGGTGACGGTGCGGGTGTAGTAGGTCTTGCCGCTGGCAACGGTGGTGTCAGTGGTACGGAAGTAGTTGTTGCTGGCGTCCTTCTCGTAGTACATCTTCGCGGCAGGATTGCCAGTCGGATTGGACACGGAAGTGAAGGACTCGGTGCCCACGCTGATGATGGCGATGCCGTCCAGGTACTCAGCCCACAGCGCCATGCCCATGAGGGCAAAGCTCTCGCCCACAGCGGTGGAGTAGTTGCCATTGGCATGGAAGCCGATCAGGTTGGTCTCGCCCTGCACGGTGTAGTCCAGACCCAACTGGGCAAACTCGGAATCGGAGGGGTCAATGTAGTACAGGTCGATGTTCTCCACGGGCAGCGCAATCACGGTGCCACGGGCCACGTCGGGCGCGGACAGCAGGAACAGCACGGAGTAGCCCATGAAGTTCTGCACGTAGTTCAGGCCGAACTGGGTCTGCACAGTGATGTCGGCAGCGCCCAGGTATTCGTACAGGTCCAGCACGTTGGCAAAGCCCACCACGTTGGTGACGGTCTTGCGCATGGTGTTGAACTTGTTCAGCACCTCGCCCTTGGCCTTGGCGAGAGCGGCCTGCCAGGTGGAGGCAACGCCGGTCAGTGCGCCGGTGTTCAGGAAGGTGTAGAACCGGGTCAGGACATTGCTCTGCAACTCATTCAGGAAAGCCTCGTCGCTCTTCTGGACAGCGATGGACGCGCCGTACTTCTCCACATCTTCGATGGGCACGGCCTTGGCATACTTCTCCAGGGACAGATCAGCCATGCCAGCCTTGGTGATGGTCGCCTTGCTGTAGGGGATCACAGCACCGGCGGGAACATTGCCGCTTTCCAGCGCAACAGACGCAGAGTAGGTCACCAGCGCAGTGCCGGGGGCCTTGCGGATGGGGCGCATAATGCCCAGAACGGTGCGCAGGGCGTCCCAGTTCGCGCCGAAGCGGGTAACGAAATCGATTTCACGGGCCGTAATGTTGGTATAGACATTCGGCAGGGAGTCACGGGGATTGGTGAAGGTTTCAACATTGGTCACAGCCATGTTTTTTCATTCCTTTCTATCTGAATAGTGTGAGGTTTTCGGCGATTGCCTTCTGGCGCTCGGTGGTGTCCTTGATGGCAAGGATCTCCTTCTTGGTCATCGTGTTGCTGCCGCCGGGCGGGGTTTCGGGCTTGTCGCCCTTGCTGCCTGTGGTGGCGACATACTCGCCCCATTCGGACTTGATGCCTTCCCGCTGCTTGCCTTCATCCTTGATGGCGTCGCCGTCCAGTTCCAGCGTGTCGAAGTCCGTCATCTTCACGATGCGGGCGTGGAACTTCTCGGGGATGTTCTCAGCGGTGAGCAGCTTGCGGAAAGCGGCCTCCTTCTTCGCATGCGTTTCCTTGCCTGCGACTTCGGCCTTGTAGTTTTCGTAGGACTGATTGAGCTTGTCGTAGTCCGACTTGGATACCCAATCCTTCCCGCTCTCATAGGCGTCCAGTTTCTTCTGGACATCCTTGAGCTTTGCGACATCCTCCTTGAGATCATCCCGCTGCTTCTTCAGGGCCTCGGTTGTCTCGGTATGGGCGTCGATGATTGCGCTGACCTGTTCGTCGGTCAGGTTCATGCCTTTGAGCATGCTGCGAGTTAGTGCCATGGTCTATACTCTCCTTTGCTTCGCTGGCAGTGCTTTGCCATTCGAGTATTAATGGGCGGTGCTTCGCCCTGGTATAAAAACAGCGCCCAAAGGCGCTGGATTTATCATGCATTTTGAATGTTCTTCTTGAAAATGCGCTTGTATTCGTCCGCGTATTTGAGGAACGCGGGCCTGAGATGGGGTTGGGAGCGAACAAACCAGCCCAGATGCCATTCGCCGTCATCGCCCAGGTACCACCATGGATCTACATCGTGGTGTCCGCGCTCGGCGTTGTTGATGACCCAGTCAGGGGGCGCTTCATAGTTGGGACCGGTGCCCAGTTCCTGGTACGCAGCCCAGTCAAGAGGACTGCCCACGCGCACAGTGTCGTTCTCAGGAATGACTTCCTTCATGTAACTGTCACGCAGCGCGCCGGTATCCACCGGGGCGAGGGAGCGAACATGCTTCACAGCAGCGTCCCCGATCTCGTTCAGAGTCTTTTCCTTGGCCCTGGGCAGAGCACGGAGCAGCTTGTCCATGTTGTTCACGTCCACCCTAAAGGAAAACGTCGGCATGTTCTCACCCCTTTAGCCACCGTCTGTGCAGTTTCTCCAGCTCAACCTCTCCCCCGGCCTTCCTTATCTGGGCATCCCGCCACTTTCGGTAGGCGGAGGTTTGTGTGGGCAGCAGTTCCCGGCTGTATTCGCCTGGGGATTTTCCCGCAAGATGCACCGCCATGCGGCATCTGCAACGGTAGGTTTCCTGCGGAGGCGCTTCCGGGTCGTGGGGATAGCGAAGGTCACCATACAGGCCGTGGAACTTCTCCCCCACCCTGATTGTGGTGCCGTGGAGATGTTTGTGGGAGGTGCGGACGTTCATGTCCATAATTGCCAGCCACGTCTCCTCCACATCAAGGCCCATGTGCTGCGCTTCTCTTCCCAACAGATATGCTCCAGAATCGGAAGCGCCGTATATGGAAGCCCTCGCAGCAGAGACCATTTCGCTTTTCCTGGCCTTCGCCATGAGAAAAGCGGCCTTGCGCGGGATCTCTTCGGGCTTTTCCACCTGAAAAACGGCAGAACGCACCGCTATTTGGAGCCGTTGCTCGTTATAAGTGGTATCCTTGCCATTTTTCAGCTTGCGCCGGGGCAGGGATATTACCTTTGCGTTTTCAAGTCCGACCACAATCGCCTCTGTGATGGGCCACATCTCCACCCCGGACAAGCTCAAGACGTAGGCGGACTCGTTCATGCCAGCCGCAAAAGCGGATACAAGCCCGTTGTTTATCTCGTCAATGGTGCTTCCGTTGGCACGAGTGAAGTCCTGGGCGATGATCCTGCGCAGGAGCACCCATCTTGGCCCGGAAAACGCGCCCATAATCCGCATGCGGTAGTCTGTCGGCTTTTCCCCTGTGCGGGGCTGCAGGGCGTTTATTTTTGGTCTGAGAAACGACCTTAGTCTGTCCTCTGTACGCTCCTGTGGACTGCTGTAAATGCTTGGAAAGGCGTTCAGGACGCGCTTGAGCGCCTCGTCGCCGGGATGCCTGTCATTCACAGCGCCTCACCGCCAACATCGTTCACGTCCGTCATCTCGGTGCGCTCAGTACGCTCGTCCACTTCCCCGTCTCTCTCAGCCAGGATGGCGTCAATCTCGTCCACCGTGATCCAGGGCAGCTTCTCCAGAATCGCCCGTTCGGACAGGTGCTCCGCCGCCATGATAATCATTTGGGTCTGTTCAAGCTGGTTGGAGATGCGGTTGCGCTTGTACTGCGGTACGTCCTTGATGTCCAGCAGTTTCAGCACCCGGCGGATGAAGTCGGTGACACGCGCCTCCAGCGCATCCGTCTCCTCCTCCAAAGCCTGATAGGCCGCTTCAATCTCGGTGGCGGTGCGGTCGCCGGTGTTGATGTTGGTCACATCCAGAGCACCAAACGCCTCATAGATGCTGTTCCTGATGTGCTTGAGGTATGCTGTTCGCGCCTCATAGGGCACTTGCTGGGTATACGGCGTCACAGAGCTGTTGTCCAGGTCCGCCACGCCGATGTGCTGGAACAGCAGCCTTTCCCGGAACTCTTTCAGGGCATTGTCATCCATGCCCAGGGAGCCGCCAATCAGCCAGTAAATCTGTGCGCAGTCCTGCAAATCATTGGCAAAGCCCGACTGGATCAGGTCGTAGGAGTCAATCGCCGCCTGCATGCCCACCAAAGTGGAACATTCGTTCTTTCCGTAATAGGGTATAATGGGAATGTCGGAGAAGCGGTTCTCATATCCGATAATCTCCTCGCCCTCGGCCTCGGTGGTGCTGACCACGATGTTGTAGCCATGCTTCGGCTCGTACACCACCAAGTCAAGCCCCTTGGAGCCGTCCCTGGTGCGGTACTTGGTCAGGCCGTCCGTCTCATACAGAACAGCCGTCACCGGCCTGTGCTCCCAGTCCAGCGACCAGAACCGTATGCCAGCCCTCAGACGCCCGTCTGTTTCGTCCAATAAAGGCACAAACTCCGTCAGCGGGAACAGGGTGAATGTGTAACCCTCGGAAGAGTCGTAGCTTACGTAGCAGTAGCTCTTGCCGCTGATTTCCCCGGAATACACCACGTCATAGGTGTTGGTGTCGAAGTCATCCCCCAGCGTTTCCTTCGTTTCGTCCACCTTCACAGGCTCACCATTCGGCCCGGTGATGGTATTCACATGGTCGATAAAGCTCACACCGTTCCCCAGAAGATAACTCACTCTCTGAGTGTTCAGCCGATGGAAGAAGTTGGACGCAATTTTGTTGTTGCTGGTGGTCGGGTCCTGCACCTTCAACCCCGAAGCAGTAAACAACTCCCGCGTGATATTGTTGATCGTCACATTTTCCTGACGGTCATACAGCATGGCGTCATACGCCTTCTTATACTCCGGGCTGTTCCTGTGATCCCTGATCGCCCGGGCAATGAACTGCTCCCGTTCCTTTGAAGCTTCGAAATCCTGAAATGTGAGCATTGTTTCACCTCGTTGCACCAGCCCCACCACCGGTGGTAAATATCCCCGGCCCGGAAACCCGGACCGTCTACTCTTCAAATATCCCCATGAACGCCACCATCATTTCCACGTCTTTCAAATTATTTGCTTGGTTCGAAGGACGCCCGTTCATGGGGAAGAGCCGCCGCACGGATTCGAACCGTGAACCTGGTGATTACAAATCACCCGCTCTACCGTTGAGCTACGCCGGCATGTACCTTTCCACGTCCCCACCAACGCAGAAAGGAGGTGGGCAGGGGTGAAGCGGCCCTGCCACTTTTGTAAAATCCCATGTGCTATGCACACTCACCGCTACAGCAGCACAGGCTCGTAATTGTAGCCGCCGCGCTTGTCGAAGTGCCGCGCTATACATGCCGCGCTGTCAGCGGCATCGTCATGCGGCGATTCCTCGGTGTAACTCAGTATCTGAGCCACATACCCCTTGTCCGTTCCGTCAAGAAAAACGACGTTCCCCCACCATTTCTTGAGGAACGTCGCTATCTTCAGATGCTTGTTCATGTCCTCATGATACGTTCGCGCACTGTATTCCCTGCGGACAATCTCCTTCGCCAGGTACCCCTTGTCCGCGTTCGTCTCTGTCAGGATCGGCGCACACAACAGCCGCTTGGCCTCTGAAACACAGGTGTCTATCACTGTGTCCACATGCTTGTGCCACATCTTCCCATACAGGTACAGGGTGTCGCCCTGCCGCTTCCCACAGGTAAATGCTGTGTAGTCATCGCCGCCATACGCCGCGTCGATATGCGCCACACCGTCCCGGAAGAACGTCACATCGTCCGTGTACTTCGGATAGGTGGTGAACAACGCACCCTCCGCAGCCGCCCACAGACCCAAGATGTACCTGTCGTACAATACCGTCCCCGCATACTCAGCTTTCAGGTTCACAACAAACTCCGGCGGCAAGAACGGGTTGTCATCTATACCGTATGTCTGAGAAAAAATATCCGCATCACTCTCTAAGAAATGATGCAGCCAGTGGTCAGGCCCTTGCGGGTTATACGTCCCATCAAAACACGAATACGCCTTGTCAAGTCGGGACTTCAACAGGTTGAACACGTCCTCCGACCAGTCCGCAACCTCGTCACCATAACAGTACTTAATCGAAGAACCACGAAGTTTCGATACCTGAGACAGTTTCTCCGCGCCCAGGCAGTAACACCGCTCCCCAAATAGCCGCGCTGTGTTGTCTGAACCAATGTACCCTACCAGGTCATCCCCATACAGGTTCCGCATAGGCTCCAGTACGTTTCTCTCTATCGTGCTCTTCGTTACCCCCAGGATGACAGCAAGCCCTTCCTTCCCTATTCGCTCCCGGATACGCATCGGTATAATCCACTTGAAGTCAAGATACGTCTTCCCACTTCTCGTCGCCCCGCCTTTGAAGTTCCACCTGTGGTTGCCGTTCAGCACAAATTCTTTCTGCTTCGGCGTTAACAGCATGTCGTTCTCCTTTCAGGGGCCGTACCTTGTTTTTTCCCCGGAAAATTTTGGGCGCAAGGTTAGAGTAGAAAAATATATGGGAGGTATCTCCTTCGGGCGGGGGCGCGGTCGGGAGGGGGGTGGGGGTGGTGGGGGCTGTGCCTGGGGTGTGGTGGGGATGGACCTTGGACGCATTGCCCATGGGCCTTGGCTTAAGCCCTATGGTGTATGTAGCATGTACCATAGGAAATTGATTGCATAAAAGAATACTTTTGCGCAACAATAATGGTTAAAAATAATCCCTATGGTATATGTTTACGGTCCTATGGTTTGTGTATGCAGTGTATGCAGTCGCTATGCAGTTTGTTCTGGCGTTTCGCCTCCGGTTTTGTCCTCCGGCTTGGCACCTTCCGGAAGTTGTGCGCTTGTTTCCAGTCCTTGGCTTTCGGACGTGATCGCGGCCCTAAATTCCACAAAAAGTGAATCCAATCTTGCCATTGTAGACTGTTGCCTTATGTCAGCTACTGCATAGCGTTTCATAAGCTCCTGCCCGGCCTTGATCCGATCCTGCAGGGAGGCGTCAAGCCCAAATTGGTCTTTTACCTTCCCCGCCATTACATCCGACAGGAATTGGAGCACATCATCAGCGCTTGCAATGCGCTTTTCCTGCGCTGCTTGCATTCTCTGACCTATATATGTTTTGATTGCAAGATTCTTTACGTTCTGTTCCCCTATCCGAAAAGCAGTTTTTTGCGAATATCCCGCTTTGCGTGCTGCCTCCGATGCATTCCCCGTCTCTATATAGAAGTCAGCGAATTTCCTTTGTTTGGGAGTCAATCCATATTCATCTCTTGCCATTATGATTCACTCCCTTTCTGTAATTCGTTTGCAAGGAACTTTACGACGTCGGGAAGGCTCCAGGATTCGAATAGGTTCATGTATTTGTCCTTCCCGGTTTTGCTGTCGTGTATTCGCTCGGATAGGACGTATTTTGTAACAGTCCTTCCCGCTTTGGTGGAATAGGTTTGATACTGGTTTATGGCGATACGCCGGTTTTGCTGGATCGCTATTGCCATTTGGAGTTTTCGCGCCAATGGGCGAAGATTTCGCGCCAAGTGTGATCCCTCCAAACCGTCAGTATCGTTATAATGGGACTCTGAAAAAGTCCGGGACCTTTTCAAGTCCCATTATAACGATACCACACGATAAGGTGGAATAAAAAGGGCCTATTTCCCGGGATTGCGTGCTTTGTAACACTTTTGCAATAACTTTTCACATTTCCGTCATTGACATTACATTGAATTCAATGTATTATATAAGCCAAGTCAAGCGAACACAACGACGTTTTGAGGGAGGATATCACAATGGCGAACAAAGGATATTACACTGACTCTACTTTGGGGAAGTTTTCCGATTCCCTGAAAGATGCTTTTTCCAAGGTTGCAAGCGGGGAGGATCTCCGCGTCAGGATCTCCGACAGGAATAGCAAAATGGGGGCTGTTGCAAGCGTTTCCCTGCTGCCTTTTCTGACGTGTCCGGGAAATTGTGCGGAAACATGCGGGAAATCCTGCTATGCTGCCAAGTTGGCGAATATGCGGCCTTCCGTCAGGAATGCATACGCAATCAACACGGCAATCGCAATCAAGCGGCCGGACTTATATTGGACTCAAGTAAACGCGGCCGCGTGTATGGTTCGATTCTTCCGGTTCCATGTTTCCGGCGACATTATCAACTCGGAGTATTTCGCGAATATGGTAAAGGTTGCCATAAACAATCCCAATACCGAAATCCTGTGCTTTACAAAGCGTTTTGAGGTTGTCAATACATGGATTAAGGAAAACGGGAGACTTCCCGGAAACATGCATGTGCTTTTCAGTGGTTGGACCAATTTGGAGCCGGTCAATCCCTATTCCCTCCCCGAAACGAATGTAATTCAAAAGGGGGAGTCAATCCGGGAAGGCTGGAAACTGTGCGGGGGAAACTGCATGAACTGTGCAATGGCCGGTTTGGGTTGCTGGAATGCTAAAAGCGGGGAAACGATTGCATTCCATATTCACTAATTTACAATCGCCTTCCGATTGGAGTTTGTTTGTTGACAGTACCGAGGGAAGGCGATTGCAATAGCTCCAAACCGTCAGAAAAGGCCCTATTTGGGGCTTGACGGTTTGGGGCGATAGAATACACGCAGGAAACACAAAGCCGATTATAGGCCCATTGTGGGCCGGGAGGATTGAACCATGTTTGACACTGATTTCTATACCGAACAAAAGCGGAGGATTGACGCGGAAATCAAGCGCAATTTGAGAATTGCACAGCTTGCCTATAGCAGCTCGGAGGCATGCAGGAAAAAGGCAAAACAGGCGGAAAAGGCGCTTGAAAAGCTCCGGAGGCAGCTTGACGGAATCATGCAAGCGGAAAAGGCAGATTTGGAACTTTGGAATTCGGAATATTGATGACGGGAGGGAATAGACATGAATAAACATGACATCATGGTCCGAGCCTGGAGGAATTTCAAGCGGGGAGGGATTGACTTTTCCGAGTCCCTCCGGCGTTCGTGGATCTCTGAAAAGGCAATCCCGGTAAACGCCGGGAGGATTGCGGAGGCAAAAGCCATCGCGGGAATCTCGGAGGCAGTCAATACGTGGCAGGGCTGGAGGGAAAAGGGATACACTGTTATCCATGGCTCCAAAGCTTTGTTTGGTGTCAATCTGATTTGGGGGAGTCGGGGAAAAGGCGCGGAATACAAAGCAAGGTTTTTTGGGGAATCGCAAGTTGAACCGTCGGAGACGTAACAATTTGGGCGGGAGTCCTTCCCGCCTTCACGCAAAACCATACGCAAAACTTCACGCAAAACAAGAGGAGGATAACACTATGAAACGCTACACTGATAAAAAGGCCGCAATCTACTGCAATAAGGTTTTGTCCCGCGTTCCCGGCGACCGGCCGGAGCTGCTTAATGCTTGGAGCGACAATTTCAATCGCTGGTTTGTTTGTGACGGCTTTCGGGCCTATAGGCTGGAATCGGAGCCGGACGGATTGCGCGTTGTGCTCGGCGTTCACTATTCCCCGTCCAATCGCGTGCGCTATGAAAAGGTCCAGTCCAGCGTCGAAGGCATGTTTGACGCCCGGTTTACCGATTACGTTTCGGAGATCCCCGTCGATTTTGACGCCGTTATTGCGGCCGCAAAGCGTCGGGACGATTGCACAATTGACCTGGGGGAGGATTTCCCGGTAGTCAACGCAAAGTATTTGCGGGAGGCTATGGAAATGCTTCCAGGCGGAAAGGTATATTGTCAGAACAACTCCCGGCGTATGGTATCCCCGATTTACGTCAAATCCCCGGATGGCATCGCGTTAATCCTGCCTATTCGCCGGGAGTGCAAGCTGCATTGGACCTATAGGGCCGCGTAAACCGGCACGCAAAACGGGAGGGAGTCAATCCCTCCCCCGACATCACGCAAAACAGCACGCAAAACAGAGGAGGAAAAACCATGTTTGATACGCTTGAAAACTTTGTGTATTCCTGCATTATCTCCGGCGATTACACTGGCGATTGTATGGACGTTTCGGAGGCCGCAATCAATATTTCCGAGTATCGGGAGGACTTCCCAGAGCTTTTCGCCGGTGTGACGCCGGAGGCATTCGCGGACCTGTGGAATGAGACTGTCGCACAGCTTCACGCAAAACCGCACGCAAAAATCGTCGCAAGGTATGCGCTTTTGATGCGTCCTCCCATGCCGGGAGCGATGCCCCGGGAGGGCCTGATGGAATGCAGGGAAATCTCCGGGACTACGCCCGGCGGACATCACGCCTGGGGCTGGGCGGAGTATAACCGAAGGCTGACGGAAAAGGAAATCTCCGACTATGAACTGGAATACATTTCCAGCTACGAATCCGATTGACGCACGACTTCACGCAAAACTTCACGCAAAACGGAGGGGATAGCATGGAATCCCAGGGGATTGTGGCAGTGCTGCGCAAAGTACAGCTTTTGTGGATGGCGCACAGGTGGGACGGGATCGCCCGGAAGGCGCTAAAGGAAGGCAGCACTTACGCGGCCCAGATCGCCCTGACGGAGCGGGACAAGCTGCTGGAGCTTTCCCGGGGCGGATGACTTCACGCAAAACTACCCCGGGTTGCTTGACATGGGCGTCCCGGGGATGGATAATGACGTATGACTTCACGCAAAGCGGCACGCAAAACGGAGGTGCGAATATGAATATAACTCAGGAAATGCTGGAGAAGATCAGCGAGGCATGGGACAACCTGGAAAGCCCCTGCAGGTATTGCGCCTACAGGGAAGGGCACCACTGCAAAGCCTTCGACGCGCCAATCGCCGAAGACTCCCTGGATGTATTTATCCCGGCGGACGCCTGCGAGGAAAGCATGGCGGACCGGGTTTAGACTTCACGCAAAACCGCACGCAAAACGGAGGGATACACGATGCCAATGAGCGAGGCCCAACTGAGGGCCAACAGCAAGCACCTTGCGGAGCACTATGAGTCCATCGCGGTGAGATCCCGCAAGGATGACAGGATGGGCGAACGGTTGGAGATTGCCGCGAGGCGCAGGAACACCAGCAAGCGCGATTACATATTGACCGTGCTGCGGGAGGCGCTGGAAAAGGACGGGGTGACGGTGGACACCTACGACTGACTTCACGCAAAACCGCACGCAAAACCCCCGAGGAAAACTCGGGGGTTCTTTTCGTATGACTTCACGCAAAACACTCCGGCACCACCACATGCCCCAGGGCATCGGCGTGCAACCGGCGCACCCAGCGGGCGTCGTAGTCCATCTCCTCGGCGATTTTCTCCCAGGTATAGTAGTTCCGATAGCGCAGCTCCAGCACCCGGCGGTAGCGCACGTCCTCCACGGCGTCGATGGCTTCGTTCACCAGGCGCTTCACGCGGCACAGCTCCCCCACCTCGGCGCTGATGCGGTTCTTTAGCTCGATGACGCGGTTGGCGGTATCCGTCCAGTCCGAAGCCCCTCCGCGAGGCATGCCGGTGATGCTTGCCATGCGCCCGGATTCCAGCCTTGCCTCCAGGCGCTCGATCTCCTCCAGCCTGGACTCTATGCGCTCGTCGATCCTCCATGCCTGGGACAGGAATTCCTTCGCGGTCATGTTGTTCCTCCATTGGCGCACAGCTTCACGCAAAACTCAGTCATCACGCAAAACTTCACGCAAAACCTCACGCAAAACGACGGGTCCGTCCTCGGAGAGAGGTTCGACGGTGACATACGGGCCATTTTCCGTGAAGTCGATGGTCACAGTGCTGCCCTTCTCCTGCATGGCCTCCCGGACGATTCGCAGGATCAGCTCCTGCACAGCTTTTTCATACATAATTCACGCACTCCTTCACGCAAAACTATTGATTCATCGTGTACCTGGCGAAGCTCACCTTGTCGCCGTAGCGGTTTTGGGCGGTCTCCCGGGAAGACTTGATTGGGTGCCCGGCGTCGCGCAAATCCTTGATCCTCGCAGAAAGCCGGGTGCAGCCGTACTCCGTGAACGCCTCCATGCTGGTAATGCTGCCATAGTCCCGGAGGTGGCGGAGGATTTTTTCGTTCTGGGTCATGCTCTTGCCCCCATCATGCCGCGCTCATGGTCCATCAGCATCCGCTCGTACTCCTCCAGCGCGCCCTCCACGTCGCCGTGTACGGCCCGGGAATGCAGCGTGCGCTTCTGCTCCGGCGTGAGCGCTGTGCTCTTCCTGACCATGTTCGTAAAGTTCTTTGCCCGGATGTAGTCGTAGGCGCTGGGGCGCTGCCGGGAAAAATCCTTGGTCACAGAAGCCTCCTTGGCCCGTGTACGATGCCCACGGGCAGGCCGTCGGTGGGTTGGCGTCGGCACTGTTTTCCCCCTCAGCGCCGCGCCGGGTAGCTATAGTTTGCTTTCCACAGCCTACTACCGTCAGAAGGGCAGATCATCGTCGTTCTCTACTTCCGTGAAGCCGTTGTCCTGCGCAGGAGCCTCCCTGCGGCCCTCAGAGGGCCTTTCCAGCCCCTCCACGGACTCGGCGATAATCTCCGTCACGTAGCGCTTGGTACCGTCCTGGGCGTCATAGGAGCGGGTCTGGAGGGAACCCTCCACAGCGACCCGGTTTCCCTTGGCGAGGTACTTCACGCAAAAGTCCGCCGTCTTCCGCCAGGCCACCACGGAAAAGAAGTCGGATTCGTGCTGGCCTTCCTGGTTGGCGTACTTCCTGCGCACCGCCACGCGGAAGGTGGCGTTGGAGATCCCGGACTGGGTGGTACGGGCTTCAATGTCGGTGGCAATATTGCCAATGATGATAATGCGGTTGATAAGTCATTCCTCCTATTTCGTCGTGTCGATGTCGATTTGCTCAAAGTCCCGTTCCGCCTTGCATTTGTAGCAGTACATGGTCTTGACATGGCCCCCGCCAGTCCTGCGCACCATCTTGGAAACCGGGAACACCGCGCCACATTCCGGGCAGCGGAAGTGTCGGATGGAGAAGTGCCTGCGCTTGCGCATGGCCCGTCACCTCCCGGAGGAGCCGAAGCCGCTGTTCCCCCGCGCCCCGGTTTCTTCCAGCTCATCCACGACCTCCACATAGGCATGCTCAAAGGGCAGCACCACAAGCTGGGTGATCTTGTCCCCGGCGCGGACAAAGTAGTCCTCGTCGCCATGGTTGTACAGCTTCACCTTGATCTCCCCCGTATAGCCAGCGTCGATCAGGCCGGTGGATGTGATGTCATGGTTGGTGTTCAGTCCGCTCTTGCTCACCAGCAGGCCGCAGCACCAATGGGGAAGCTGGATATGTACGCCGGTGCTGAACACTTCGGAATTGTGGGCGCGTACAATGCCGGGGGTCTTGGCCCGGATGTCCAGCCCCGCGTCCTCCAGGTGGGCGCGGGTGGGCTCAAATGCGCCTGGATCAAGTTTTACTTTCATGCGTTCTCCTTCCAATAGTCCTCAACCGCGATATTCCATTCCTTCACCGCGTCCAGCACGTTTTTACCGAATACGATCATGTGCGCGTTTTTCCGAATACCAAAGAATGACTTTGGCCTGCACTCAATTCTGGCTTCATCCGTATACCAGTCGATGACTTCCGGGTATTTGCCACATATCGGACATGCAAGCAGCCTCATATACCCTCCTTCGGTTCAATCCTTCAACCACCAATTCAGCAGCCTACCCGCGACTTCCAACCCAAACAGTACCCATGCAATGGGCGGTATGTGCAACCCGTTGTCCAAGGCTATCCAAAGTGCAACTAACATACGTCCTCCTTCGGCGCATAGCACTCGCACATTTCGGTGTCCGGGTTATCGCCCACCATCCAGCAGGCCAGCCCTTCGTCCGCAAACGCCATGCAGATGTAACCCTCCATGTCTGTGTGTTCACAGCCGCCCTTGGAGTAGTCCAGCTTTTCAAGCCGGTACGCTCGGCGGCAGTTGGCACAGCACATGCTTTCAGCATCCTCCTTGGGCTCAATCCACTTTGCAGGCTCAGTCCCGTCTATCACTTTTTGCTTGTCGCAATGTCCAAAGCAGTTCCCAGCCGCCACAATGTGCCACGATTCATCAAGCCCACAATAAACCTTTGATTCGCCCGGTTTCGTGTTTACGCCCATGCAATATTGGCAAAAAGGGCTATAGCTAACACCGATCATACGTCCTCCTTCGGCTGAATCCTCAACCGTTCAGCCACGTCCTCGTAGAAATACCCACCTGCCTTTTCTATGGCAAGAACAATGCTTTCTGCCGCCTTTACTTGGTCATTGTCAAGCATATATCGCAACGCCCGGTTCAGCAGGTCGCAACATGGGTAGCGTCCGAATATGGCGTTGGCTTTTTTGATTCGCACCATTATTTTACTCCCTTCGGTTCAATCCCCAGCTTTTGCGCCATGTCGGCGGGGATAGGGTCAAGCAACCCTGTGTCTATCAACATTGCCGCTACATCAGGTTTTACTTTACGTGTCACAGCGCCAATACTGAAAAGCCATTCCCACCACGTCGGATAAACTGGCTCAGGATTTTCCTTTGCCCATTCCATGACCTTACGTTCAATCTCGGCGTAGTCCTCAGTGCCGTCCTGCTCATACACCGCATTGCAACCGCCAAGTGAGCATACGTCGCAGCACTTGTCCCCGTAGATGGTGTCCATTGTCTTGCACATCCTGACCCACTGGCGGCTTACTTCTGCGAATTCTGCCACTGTTCCACCTCCCAGAACTCAATCCTATCGCCGTACTTCGCCTTGTACTGCCGTATCTCACCTCTTGGCACGAAGATGATCTGCTTCATGTCCAGCCCATCAATGCGAATCGTAGCCATCACGTCAGGGTTTTGCCTGCGCAATTCAGCCTTGATCTTCTGGCGCACTCGCGTATTCATAGCTGTTTTGTGTCCTTCGGCTCAATCCCCAGCTTTTTCGCGATGTCAGCAGGGATGATGTTGTTGAAAAGTCTTAGCACAACCTCCTCAGATTCCGTGCAATCATGAATCAATCCGATATTGCAAAGAAACTCTCCCCACGTTGTTTTCGGCTTGGTTTCTACTACTTTCGGTTCCCGCTTGTCCAAAGCTTCGTCAATCGCCGCCCGCAGCGTTTCCACCTCGGCGTTGCGCTTGCCCTCGGCCCATGCCCGCTGCACAAGGTTCATGATGCCGTTCTCCTTGCCTTCAAGGATTCTGCGTGCGGTCAGACGCGCTTCTTTCATAAAATCCTCGCGTTCCACTATCTCGCCTCCTGTTCCTCATGCCAAACCGTGATAATGCGCTCTATGATGGGCCACCATTCATTTATCGTTCCGACTTCATCCTGCCATTCCCGCAGCCACGCCACTGGGATAGCGTCGATGGTGGGCGCGTTATCCACCATATTGCAAAAATCATATGCTGCAGTTCCACCGCTAACATCATATACACACACGCCGTCAAATTCATTTTCAATGTATTCATTCAGCGCGTCCGCATCAATCATCCTTGCCATAACCAATTACCCCGCTTAATTTCTAAACCAATTGATATTGCGTTCTGCTATACAATCAAGCTTCAATTCACGCTCGTCATACCAATCACCAAAGAGATCATCACCCTCGTATTCCGCAGGGAGAGCGAAGTGTTCCATTCCATCAGGTTCGACCATGATACAGCATTGTCCCTTGATGTACCTCGTGATAATTCCGGGCTGACTTCTATACCATATCTTCCTTCCGATCATCTTCTTGTCGAAGTCGATCATGTCGAAGTCCAGCGGATGGTCGCTGATTTCTTCAATCACAGCCATCGCCTTTGGAACCGAATAGCCACGCCCGCCAGAAATGTGGTAAAAATCCTCACCGTTACGGGTTATTGTCGTACCCGCGCCACCCCGTAGCATGGAATCGTCCCACTTGCACTTAATGTGCCGCGATTCCCTGTATTCCAGCCCCCAAGCCACCGGGGAGTTTAAGTCGTATTCAGACATGTTTTCATAGGACGGTTCTTCGTCACGGGGCCACGCCCACAAATCTATCGGTTCGCCCCACCCCTTAATGCTGTGTACAAACCCAGGCACGTGCGCCACGTAGAACGGCCTACCATTCACGACCAAATCCCACTCGAACGGCTTCAACTTCGGGATTACGGTATTCTTGCCGATGATTCTGATCCCATAATCTTCCATTGCTATTCCTTTCCCGGGTACATCCCGCACCCATGCTTCTCAGGACACGTTTTCGTCGCCCAGCACTTGGGCTTGAACTGTGTCATGACAATCGTCTGCCACTCGCCGGTGTCGTTGCCGTATTCTTCCAGCGCGTCGCAGATGTCCTTGAACAGCTCCCGGAACTCCCAATACGCCCGGTTGCACATGCGCTGGCGGGACATGTCCACAAGGTTGCGGAGGTTGCGCTTGTCAACCACGCGGGTTGTCATACCCAGCGGCAGGAGCATGGCGGCATCCTCGCGGGGAATGCCCAGCTTTTCCAATCGACCCAGTGTTTCCGATATCGTTTCCATGGCATCTGTAAACGCGCACATTGCTGCGTCGTCGTTTCCGATGGACGGTGGCATGATGTATGCAAAGTGTTCGTAGTCAATGTATCGCGTGGACGCTTGCAGCCGGGTGGGCGCACCGCCGATGTGTGTGTACCACTCGCGCATCACCCGGGCGCTGTAGCCGTCGAGGATCATGTAGATTTCCGGGTATTCCAACGTTCTGCCGTGTCCAGATTTAATGCAATCCCAACCGCGCTGATAGTTCTTGACCCGGCTGTTTGTATCAGCTCCCCAACACACCCCTGCCATTTCACCGATCAGGGTTATCGGGTTTTTGGTTGTCTCAGGAAGGATTATAACCTTGCCCATCGTTCTATCCTCCAATCTCGCAGTAGTCCTTGCCGCACCCCGGCGATCCGTTGCCCAGGCTGTACCCCCACGCGCAGTAGGCGTTCGGGTCTACGTCGAAGAAGTGCGCAATGTCGCCCTCGGTGTCCTTCACCGAATGCAGGTCGCAGAAACAGTCCTTGCCCAAGTCCCGCATGTCATTGAAGTGCACGCAGTTGCGGCAGCGAACAACAATCACTCTGTTGCTTGCACGTTCAATGTTTTCCATGGCCCTATCCTCCATTCTCCCGCATCCACACGGTCATTCCATGCTTCAATCGCTCGTTCCCGCGTTGTGTAATAATGCCCGATGGGTTTATACTTTTCGACTTCTTGCTCCGGGGTGTCATACTCAAACCCGTGTATGCCATCGGCCAGACAAAAGCGCGGGCAGCCTACCGACCAGCCAAAGTCGAATCCGTCTACATTGCCGTGGGAGACAAATGCCTTTGCACCGCAAATAGGACACGGTTTCAGTTCCACGGCGTTTCAGCCATCCTTTTTTCGTCAGGGCGAAATGTCCAGCAGCGCCAATTTGGCTCTGTGGTTTTTCGCGTCATATAGAACCCAGCAGAATCCGTTGTGTGAAGTTCAAGCCAAGTTGAAGGGCCTTGCACCTTTTTAACGAATCGAATTATTTCTGTTGAGATGCAAGTGAGGTCTCCTACTGGTTTTATTTCGACCCATATCACATCATCTTCTTGCAATGTTTCAAGTTCTTCCAGCGTCATCACCCTCGGCTCCTGCGCTTTCAGCAGGGCAAGAGCATCCAGCAAAAGATGATCCTCGCCATTCTCCTTACAGCCCCAGTCGGTGAAATATGGGCAACGTTTACAGTCTGGATTTGGCTTGCCATTATCCGTGCGCACGCAACACTCTATGCCCCTAATGACTTCTTCCCTGTTAGCCATTCCATTTCACCGCCCTTCGCTGTTCGTCGGTCGGGCGGGATGTCCAGAGGCGAAATCGCTTGCCGTAGTCATCTTTCATCATCCCAAAATTTGCAACAGTCAACACAGAGCCTTCGCTCATTTCATAGTAATCACCCACGAGTACGCCGAAATCCACTTCGCTACCTGTGCTGTCTCTTACTTCAAAGATAATGAACGGGCCATCTTGCACATTGGCTTGCGCTTCCACCCATGTCATCACCCTCGGCTCCTGCGACACCAGTTCCCGCATCACCGCCAGCGCCAAATCTCGCGGTATTTCTACGCTTCCGTTGTCCAACGTACTGCACACTGTCCACGGGCAATTCCGACACTTTGGCTCCGTAATACAGTTCCGAAAAGCATCCAAAACCCTGTCACGTTCGGTCATTCCACTTCACCTTCCTCCCGCACTCCGGGCAGTAGTTGTCGCGCACTTCGCATTCACCGGGAGGCCCAAGATACGTTTCACCGACAACGGCACCGCAAACGCCACAGCAGAAGATATCCTCGTCCTGATCGTCCCGTCCTTGTATCGGCTCCACCGGCTCTTGGGCTTTCGCAAGCCTATCAGCGCAATATCTGGCATAAGCCCAGATTTCGTTGATAAGCCCACCCAGACCATCAGCAGTCCTATAACCGTCCCAGTCTATACAAATGTTCGCAATGTTACCAAGCGCATCCACAGCGTTCATCTTGTCCAGCCACGCCTTTGTTTCTTCTTTAAGGTCAATGCGCTTTGGTTCAATCGTGGCCGGCTCCTGGGCTTTCAGCATGGCGATGGCATCGCACAATGTTTCGGTTGTTATGCCGTGAATCTCCCCACCGTAGTGATGCGCAGAGTATCCATAAACAGTGGATGCTTTACTCAGTTTCAGTTCGGCAATGACCTTCTCCCTCTCCGTCACTTCAATCCCCCTCCAATCTGCCGTCCACTTCGCTCCCTCGCTTTCTGGGCTTCGCGCTCAATCCTTTGCAAAATCTCCCACTTGCGCCTGCTATCCTTCATCTTCTCCTCGCACTTCGCGCAGCGGGTCTTGCCCTCTACTGCCTTGGCCTTGCCGCAGCCAATGCACAGGCCCTTGGCTTTCAGCGCCGCCCTCCGCTGGGCGTTGTACGCCTTGCGCTTCACACCACCAGGGTCATTGCGTTCCCGCTGTGCGGCGATGCGCTTTTTACAGGTTTCGCAAAGCGTCCTGCCGGGTTCGGCGTACCGCTTGGCGCACTCCGGGCAAATGCCATGCGATGTGTACCAATAGTAGTTGTCGAGCCGCGCTTGGTTGTTCTTCGCAAAGCTCTGCGCCGACTTACGGGGCATGCCTACACCCCCAGCCTTTCAAACAGCGCCCCGAACCCAAGCACCACGTACCCCACCAGCGCCCAGATGATGTCGCCAACCTTCGTCCCGCGCCGGGGTTCGGGATAGTCCCGCGCCGCTTCCCGGATGAACCGCGTGTACACAGCCGCGTCCTTCTGCCGCCGCAGGGCCAGCTCGTCCCGCAGCCTTGCGTTTTCGGCTTCAAGCGCCGCCACCCGGGCGTTGTTCTGGCGCTCGATCTCTTGCTTCACAATGGCATCGATCATGGCATTGTGGACGGTCTGCCCTTCGTATGCCTTAATCATGGTAATCACCTCTCACTTTTCGGATAACGTGTTCATATTCGGGGTGCGGACGAATCTGTTTGGGCTTTCTCCAACCGTAAGGCCACACTTCGGCATTCATCGCGTTCAGCAGCATCCTTTTACATTTCGCATAGGTAGTCAAACCCACCTCAGCCATTGCCATAATTTCGTGCTCGGTTTCAAGGCTTGCCGCGTTGAATTGGGTACTGTGCTCGGCAATCAAGCGCATGACTTTTTCATAGTCGGCAGGCTTTTTGCCTACATTCACGCCGCGTTCTCTCGCAGCAGCAATCCCTCTCTTAACTTGATACCCATGTGCAATGCGTCCCTTTTCGCCGTAATGAATAAGGCTATGGCAATCAGCGCACAAGCACACCATGTTGTCCAGTGTGTCACGCCCTCCGCATGCTATCGGGACGATGTGGTGGTATTGCAAATCGTTAGTTGCACCACAGTTTCGGCAAGTCATGCCAATCGCCACTTTTTCATCGTCGGTAAGAAAGTGCCTTTTCGTGCCCATTTTTACCGCTCCTTTCGCTTGCGTAGCTTGATACGCTTGTCTATCAGCATCGTGTCCGCCTCCCTGCCGCCCCGCGACTTTTCCTTGTGGGCTTCGCGCAGCCCCCGCCGCTCTGCCGCCCAGGCATGGTACTCATCGCACTGGGCATGGCAGATGGCGGTGTGCTTCGGGCAGGTGTAACAAGGGCTAATTCGTCCCATCGGTATACCTTTTCCTCAACTTGCCAGACATCGACTGGCGCTTGCGCTGATCTTCTTCGTAACGCAAGTCCAGGTTGATGCGCTCACCAGAAGTCTTGTAGTTGTACAGGTCGCCCACGGCCTTGACCGCGCCGCCCACATCCACAAAGGACTTCACAACGCTTGTGGAGTAGAACTTGATGAACTTGTCCCGCAGGCGGTGCGCGTCGATGTCCTGTTGCTTCCACGCGAAGATCAGTGCGTAGGAGATGTACCCGGTGTTGCCCTTGGCCCTGTCCATGTAGGGGCGCAGTTCTTTCAGCCAGTCAAGCACCTGCTGGGCTACGCTGTAGGTTCCAGGGCCGCATTCAAAGTCCCCCGCCTTGACGGTGTTCGCCGCCCGGGACGCATACCCGCAGGCAGCGGTGATGGTGTCCACCGGGAACATGGGGAACAGCTTGATAAGGTTCTGCAAGTACTTGTAGCTGACGTTGCCCAGCTCCGCGAAGCTGTTGATGAAGTCGTACAGGTTCCACTTCGTCTGATACAGATTCAGCGCCACGCAGTCCTTCACTGTCAGACCCTTCTCTACGATGTAATCCACCGGGATGCCGAGTTGCTTGAACGCTTCAAGCCGGGCCTGCCCGTCCACGACCTCGTAGCGCTCGTTCACGATCAGCGGGGAGTAGATGTAGCCGTTGGCCTTTACGCTGTCCATAACCTTCTTTACCCGCATCATCTGAACGTCCCGGTTGCCGCCCAGCCGCTTGAACTTGGCGTAATTGTCCGTCCTGTATGCCTGGTTGTACTTGATTTCCATAACCCTTAAACCTCCATTTATAACATTGTTATGGTAACCTCTGTTCTTGGGTGTTCCTTGTCATAGAGCACCCGGCTCCCGTCATGCCCCGCCACGATGTTGCTGTTATCATCCGCCAGCACCCCGGCGTCCACCAGCACGTCCAGCGTGGCCTCGATCAGGTTGCACATATCCACCCGCCTGCGCGTTTCCATGTAGTACACGCACTGTACATTCACCGTGTAGTCAATGCCCTGCCGCGCTTCCTGGGGAATGAGCATCAACGCGGCCTTTCGGTATGCCTTGTACGCGCTGCTGGGGCTGATGAACGGCCTGTGCGTCTTGGGGTTGACAAGTATCTGCATCGAGTTCTTCTTGCTACGGGGCACGGTGTCGATGGTGAACCGCAGTTCATTCATCCTCGCCGTCCTCCTCGTCCTCGCAGATTTCATCCGCGTCCGGGTTGATCCTGCTGCCCACCCAGGCCATGAAGCTGCACAGGCTGATAATCACAATCACGCCCCCGGCGAAGCTCATCAGCCAGCCCAGCGCCTGCACGCCGTAGAGAAGTCCCTGCACAAAGTAACTCATTGTCTATACCTCCTATGTCTTATCGTCGTAAAACCGCATGTTCATTGGCTTGAACAGGCACCACGTCCTCGCCGTCTGTCCCTGCCGCTGCTTGGCAACCTCCACCGTGAAGGGCATGCCCGCCGCGTTTACCGACCTTTCCCAGATGCCGTAATGCTTCGGGTCGATGCGCTTCAGCGTGGGGTCGTCCGTCTCCGTGGGGCTGTGGATCAGCAGCACGTTGTCCGCGTCCTGTTCCAGGTCGCCGCTGCCCCTCAGTTCGTCCAGGGTGGGCGCTCTGCCGCCCTTCTTGGTATCGTCCGCGCTCTGCCTGCGCACCTGCGCCGCCGTGAGGATGGGGATGTTCAGGTTGAGCGCCAGTTGCTTTAAGCCCTTGGAGACGATGCCCAGCCGCTCATACTCGGCGTTGGCCTTCTCCGCCGTCTTCAAAAGCTG